GTTGCACCCAATGCCTGACAAAGGCAAGCCCCAGCCGTAGCAGTGGTAATGGACGCACATGAAATAGAAGTACCCTCGGCCGTTGCTGTGCTTCGTGTGCAGTCTTCAGGATCACCGGAGGCAACAACACCAGTCAATCGTTGGACAAATCCAGAGGTACTTGTATTGGCATGGGTCCATACCCAACTTGCTCCCTCGCTCGCCGCTCTTTTATAGTAAAGGTGCGTATAACAGCCACTCGTATTTGCGACCGCAACGATTAACGTCCATCCTGTGGGTGGGGTTACTGCGGCAGAAGAATACAATATCAAGAAAGCAAGTAAAAAATCACCATCCACCACGTTGGCCGGACGGTTCATCGTGGTGTTGGTTGTGTTACCCCAAGCCTTGGTCGTATAGTCTGCGGTGATGACGATTGCCATTATGGCTCCAATTTCAGAATCATCGAGTTAAACAACTCATTCATTTCCTGTTCCCAGTTTTGGTTAGCCGCTGTTCCTAACATTTCAACGTAGAGTTTGACTCCCGCTTCATCCCACGTTCCGTCCTTGGGTTTTGTCAACACAAGGACCGCCTGCCAGGTCCACCCATTTACTGATTGGACAATCTTAAATTTGCAGGTCCGGACGGAACAGCTTTTGAAAACGCGAAAGGGACGGTGCTACTGCACCCCCATTCGTTACATGCTGAGACGGTCCAACTATGAGCCCCAGTCGTAACGATTGCCAGGTCGTAATGAAGCCTTACGGAATTATCTGCCTGGACTTGAGCCGTTGAATCTTCAGTCACTCCCCCGTCCTTGACCAAATGATAATAGGTCGGCTGAGTCTGCGTCGTCGGCACGTAATCACAGATGACGAAAGGAGCTCCAAATGCTAGACATGGCATCAACACCAAAGCCAAGACCAAAAACATTTTAGCCTTCATCGATTGAATACCTCCGTGCGATTTTAATCACTTCAGGCTTCACCGCATTGATTTGAGAAGCAAAGTTTCTCGTTTCAATATCTTTCATGGCGCTTGCCGCGAGAGCCATGCACATCTGCAAGGGCTCTTTCCCGTACTCAGGGGCTAACCTCACGGCAAGGTTGAACTTGATCGCCTCGTCGTATTCAGGAGGAAAGGCAACGTCTGTTGTGATTGCCGAAGGATCGCTCAACGGTTTTAAGGAGTGTAGATAAATCGTCGATCCATCGAGTGGGTAGAGATAGATCGTTCCCAGTGGGTAAGTCGGGTTGTACCAGAGATATCCGGCGGTCGCCACGATGGTCTTGAGATGCAGTTCCCTGTATTTGGCCTCATCGATGATCTTCAGGGGATTGTCGAAATTGTAGGCATCCCTGACGTAGGCCCCACGGATCGATGCAGGCCTTACAGTGTTGAACGTACCACTTGAGCCGATCGTGTAGGATGTTGCACCGGTAAGCGGGAAATTCTCAACCGTCACAGAGTAAATTCTGATATCGTTGGCTGACCAGTGACGGAACATGAATTTCAACGCTTCAAGGCCATCCTGGATCTCATCGTCCGTCGGCGTCTCACCTGGAGCGATCACTCCAATCGATCTCAGAGCGGCTTTGATCAACGTCTGTGCGGTTTCGCTCATTTCCCTTGCCTCTTTAACTGAGCATGGGTCGCGGCCTGTTTAATGCTCTCAGAAATCTCAAGAGCCCTCTTGGGTTCCCACTGATTGATCGTCTTGATAGGCTTCCCCTCAAGAGACGTGACAAGTAGGAAAAAAACCATTCCATCATCCGTGTACCCAACTTTGGTAAACCCAGTAATCAATTCATCTGTCATCTCGTGAACTCCATCGTCTCGACTTCGGACATTCCGCTGTCGGCCATCTTCCTGATCTCCAGGAGCGTTTCGTCATAGTTCATCTTGATCGTGTGAGCCATCAAAGCGATCCTTCCTCGGTTCTGTGGGGCCGATTTCGATAGCTCCAGGACCGCCTTCAAAAGTCTCTCCTGTCCTGCCTCGATGGGAAGATCAACCCCAAACTCTTCCCTTGCAAAAACGACGAGCTGCTTAGGGCTAAGATCTTCGAGATCCCAGAACCAGTTTGAAAGATTCTTATTGCAAGTAATTGGGATGTTGATCGGTTCATAGCCATCGAGTCTGACTTTCTCATCTTCTTCCGTGTTCTGAACGATGAGAGGATCATTGATTCTGTGGTATCTCCAAGCCGGATACTGTTTATATCCATCCATACCAGGAATACCTTTAAAATAAATCCCAGGTTTCGTCGGCCCTGTTTCTGTCATTTCTTCTTTCGCATCTTGCTCAACGTCTGAGCCAGGGCCGCCCTTTTTCTCGTCACCGTGTTATACCGGTTCGGATTACCTGCAACTCTGCGAGAGAACTGAAGCACGGTTGTCCCAGCTTTCTTTGCCTGCGCCGTGAAAGATCCGGGTTTCTTAATGGCCTCCTGGATCCACTTCTTCTTCGCCATACTGACTCCAAAGATACGGGAGGGGAGTTACCCCCTCCCGGCTAAAGGTTAGATTAAGTTCCGGCTTCCTGACCCCACATACGGACGGCGAGTTCGGGGTAGATCGTCTTGACACCGTAGAGTACATCAAGACGGCAGACTTCGACATCGTTGTCAATGGCGTACTGCTTTACCACCCGGATGCTGTATCCGTTTTCCGTGTAGGTTGCCCCCCACTCATCGGTAGGCTTTTCGAGAGGAACCATGACCAGGGCGAAAGCGTTCTTATGAAACGCGAGGTTCTGGGGATAGTCGTGATTGGCAAGACCAAGGACATCCACGACTGCTCCGCCAGAAGGAAAAGAACCGACTGTCTTGTACGGTCCCGTTGCGCAAATCTCTGGGGCGATATAAACCGAAATCGCCACTTCCGTAGTCGTTCCGGTTGATCCGCAGGAGGCCGCCGCCGTCACGCAGAACTGACGGAGAGAACCCGTTGATTCACCGGACATCGGGTTGACTGCATAGACACCGGCGATCGTGAAGACATCACCGGCATTGAGAACGACCGTGTCAATAAGATCGAAATCGCAGAGCTGAAGCACCGCCGTTCTGGTCCCGGTAGGAGCCGCTGTGGCAACCTCTTTCCCGGTTGCATCCGTTGAAGCAACAGCACCAGAGCCACCCCAGGTTCCTGTAGAGTGAACCTTGATGTTCTGGTCCATGAAGATTTCGGCTCCGGCGATCCGACCAAGGTAGCCCTTCCTCAAGGCCGCCGTTCCCGGTTCCTGCTGATAGAGAGCCGTCAGCGCATTGGCCAGTGACCAGTGAGCCGCCGGGTTAAGGACGACAACTCTGTCGTTTGTTTCGGCCGCTTCCTCATCCAGTTTCTGCATGGCCTTTCCGAGCACCATGAAGGTATGAGGAGAGACAAAACCCGTTGATTCAACGACGCTCATGTAGACATCATCGTAAAGAGCACAGAGATCCTGATCGATCACGTTTGCGAGCTGAGCGCAAGCGGGTCTCAGATACCGGTCGGCATACTCTTCGATGGTTAGGGTTAACTGGTCCATCTCAAACGCCCAGGATATATGAGCCTGAGTAGAGACGGTCAGGGTGATGGAATTCTCTGTGATGACCGAAGAGGTTCTGGTCCGTGCTTTGGTCGCCCTGAACTTCACGGGTTTCCGGATTGTGACCGTTCCGCCCTTCTTCGGGTTGCCAGGGAATTCCGCTTCATAGTCGCGGTAGACCTGCTGGCCCATGACGAGGTTATTGACCAAGAGCTTGAGGGCGGTCTTGGCAATGATCGTCGGGCTTAGGGTTGCGTTAAGAGCCATTTTTCATCTCCTTCTAAAAACGCTTCACCTTCTGCTGGTTGAACAGCCAGTCCTCAAACTCCTTCGGACTCATCTTCTCGGGGTCTTTGGCCACCGGATTAGCGGAGCCCACTGGAGTGATTGGCGGTGGAGCGTTCGTGATTTTAGGTGGATTGGGATTCTGAGGCGGCGGATTACCGGCCTTCGCTATCTCGACCTCGATCTTGGCGATTGCTCTTGCCGCCTGGATCGGTGTCATGTGTGAAATCCTTATCGCTTCCGCTCGGTTTTTACCGAGGTAATAGGCTACATCATGGGCAATCTCTGACTCCGCAAGGATATCGACGATGACAGGTGTAATCGGCACTTCCGGTGCCATGGCCACCTCTTCGAAGTCGGGATACTTTCTGATCCCCTCCTGAATCTTGGCCTGGAGACCTGTCATGCGCTGCTGATGCACGGTTTCAGAAGATTTTTTCTCGACATCAACATCCCATTGGGTTCTCGCCTTTTTCACTTCATGGGAGATCTTGGCCTCCATGAACTTGTCATAGTCGTCAAAATCCTCTTTCCGTGGAGCATTTTGATCCGAAGGTGGAGGAGGGGGAGGAGGCTCGTCTGGTTTTCTCGACCTGAAATAGTCGGCCCGGGCCTCTGCTTTCTGCCGTCTCCAGTATTCTGAATCAGTTTTTGCCTTGTCCCTAACCTCTTTCAGCCGATCAATATCGGCCTGAAGTGCTGTCGGATCTGGTGCAAGGTCAACCTTGCCTTCGGGTAGGGTTCCTGTCGCTATGACTTCACTCGTCACGACCTGTTCACTGATGATCAATTCATCTGGCATTTTACATCCTCCTTTTCAGGGTTCTCCGCTATAACAGAAGCGGGATAGATTTGTTTTTCATATCTGCATTTGTGTGACTCAGACATCCTGTGCCTGGTTTCCTCCGTATGCTTATGCCCCAGAAGGTGTTTATTCCCTCTTAGTCTTTCAGACATCTTTCTCATATTTTCTTCTGAATGATGTCTCCCAAAAAACGGATTTGCTTCCCCCATGTGTCGCTTTGACATTTTAAGGATTGTATCTTTTGAATGGGATTTCCCTTTATTATTAGCGCCGCCTGTTCCACCCTCAGTCATGTTATAGCCATTAGGAATCATCGTGTTTAGATTCCAGATCCAATATCTTTCCTTCTGGTTAAGTACGTCCCTTGTGTCAGCGGTATCTATGACAAACCACTCAAAAGATTGTGGCCCATACTTTCTAATCGCCCTATGTAGAAAACTTGTGGGTCCGACTTTCGCTGAATGAATGTGCCAATAAATCCTGGTATCGAACTTTCTA